ATTTGTAATATGGATGAAGATTCCAACAAACTATGAAGAACAACATAAATTGCCATTTAATTCTAAAGCTGCTTCTGACTTTCAATTCACATATTGCAATATATTGGGAAATGTGGTAGAATATCCTATATACATGAGCCCAGATATGGAAGGCACACTAATGTTATTTCCATCATCACTACATCATCAAGTATACCCATTCTATAATACAGAAGAACCAAGAATATCAATCGCTGGTAATCTATTGTGGAATGTGGTAGAATGTAAACAAGACTAAATTAGTATGGACTTCTTAAAAGAAATAGTAAAAGAGATTGGCGATGAGTACACCCAACTCGCCTCAGAGGCAGAACAGATTGAAACATATGTGGATACAGGTTCGTACATTTTTAACGGCCTTGTATCAGGCTCTATATTTGGCGGTGTATCTCGGAACAAGATTACTGCTATTGCTGGTGAGAGCTCTACTGGAAAGACTTTTTTCTCCCTCGCAGTGGTTAAGAACTTTCTGGATAATAATCCTGATGGGTATTGTCTATATTTCGATACAGAAGCCGCAGTTAATCGTGGATTATTGGAATCTAGAGGTATCGATCTTGAAAGACTTGTTGTTGTTAATGTGGTAACAATCGAAGAGTTTAGAACAAAGGCATTGAAGGCAGTAGATATATACCTTAAGTCAGACGAATCATCTCGCAAACCATGTATGTTTGTCCTAGACTCTCTTGGTATGCTTTCTACTGAGAAAGAAATCAAAGATGCACTAGATGATAAACAAGTCAGAGACATGACTAAATCCCAACTTGTTAAAGGTGCATTTAGAATGTTGACTCTTAAACTTGGTCAGGCAAAGATTCCTTTAATAGTTACTAATCATACCTATGATGTCATCGGTTCTTACGTCCCTACAAAAGAGATGGGTGGAGGCAGCGGTCTTAAGTACGCAGCAAGTACAATCATATATCTCACTAAAGCTAAAGAAAAAGATGGAACGGAAGTCGTTGGAAATATTATCAAGGCAAAGACTCATAAATCACGTTTAAGTAAAGAGAATAAAACAGTTAAGATCAGACTTTACTATGATGAACGTGGTCTGGATAGATACTACGGACTCTTAGAACTAGGAGAACTTGGTGGACTCTGGAAAAATGTCGCAGGCAGATATGAAGTCAACGGCAAAAAAGTATACGGAAAACAAATTCTTGCAAACCCTGACGAGTATTTCACCGAAGAGGTTATGGCGAGGTTGGAGGAGATTGCCAGAGAAGAATTTAGTTATGGATAAGTTCATTAGAACATATCCAATGCTGACACAGGAAGTATGTAATACTCTAATAGACACATATAAGTCTTCTAAGACTAAAGAAAGAATAGATAACTTTTTTACACCACAGTTCACTCAAGTAAATCTCAATGAATTGGCAGAAAAAGGATATCAAAAGTTTACGCAACTTCTTTGTTATAAAGTATTAGAAATAGTTAAACAATACAAGAAAGATCTACCAGCATATACTGAGTGGTTTCCTGATAAGGTATACTTTGAAGAATTGAGAATAAAGAAGTATGAACCAGGCACAAATGATCAGTTTGATCTTCATGCAGATGTTCAAGATCATCAAAGTGCAAAAAGATATCTTGCCTTTTTGATATATCTTAATGATGATTTCAAGGGGGGAGAAACTACATTTCCTTACAATAAATTGACAATTAAGCCAGAAACTGGTAAAGTATTAGTGTTCCCACCTACATGGCAATATCCACACAAAGGTATGCCAGTAAAGTCAGGAAGTCCAAAATACATCATGAGCACATACCTTCATTATAATTAATGGAAACTATTGAAAACACTATCATTCAGAACTTGGTTACGAATGAGGAATATACTAGAAAGGTATTACCTTTTTTAAAACCAGATTATTTTGATAAGACGCATGAAAAGATAATCTTTGATGAGTGTGCAAAGTTTATTGTTGCTTATGATAAGTGCCCTACAAAAGAAATACTAAGTATTGAGTGTGAAAAGAGAAAAGATATAAATGATGATACCTATAAGGAGATAGTAACTTATCTAAATGATATTGAACTCACTCCTACCTCAGAAGATTGGCTTATAGATACTACAGAGAAGTGGTGTAAAGAAAGAGCAATCTATCTTGCACTGGTTGAGAGTATCTCTATTGCAGATGGACATGACATCAAAAAAGGTGTTGATGCTATCCCTGCCATCTTATCTGATGCACTCGCAGTAGGATTTGATAATCATGTTGGACACGATTACTTAGAAGATTATAGTGAAAGATTTGACTTCTATCACAGAAAGGAAGACCGAATTCAATTCGACCTCGATTTTTTCAATAAGATTACGAAGGGCGGCCTTCCAAACAAAACACTTAATATTGCTCTCGCTGGCACTGGTGTTGGTAAATCTTTGTTTATGTGTCATGTCGCAAGTAGTGTTCTACTCGAAGGCAAGAATGTATTATACATCACGCTTGAAATGGCTGAGGAAAAGATTGCAGAAAGAATTGATGCTAATCTTCTAAATATTCCTGTTCAACAGCTGACGGATATTCCTCGTCAGATGTTTGAGAATAAGGTTACTAAATTGTCTGAGAAGACTCAAGGTAATCTCATCATCAAAGAGTATCCTACTGCAGCTGCACACTCAGGACACTTTAAAGGATTACTTAATGAACTCGCATTGAAAAAATCCTTTAGACCAGATATAATATTCATAGACTATCTAAACATATGTGCTTCATCACGTTACAGGGCTGGATCAAATGTTAACTCGTATTCCTATATTAAGGCGATTGCTGAAGAGCTCCGTGGTCTTGCAGTGGAAACTAATGTACCTATCGTCTCCGCCACTCAGACGACTCGTTCTGGTTTTAGTAGTAGTGACGTTGACCTTACTGATACGTCAGAATCCTTTGGTCTCCCTGCCACTGCTGATCTTATGTTCGCTCTTATTAGTACGGAGGAACTTGAGGAGGTAAATCAGATCATGGTTAAACAATTAAAGAATAGATACAATGATCCAACTATGAACAAGAGATTTGTGATTGGTATTGATCGTGCAAAGATGAAACTATATGATGTAGAACAGAGTGCTCAAAATGATATTATTGACAGTGGACAGGACATAGAATATGATAATAAAGAAGAAACTAAAAAAATTAAAAACAAATTTGCTGGTTTAAAATTCTAATGACAGTTGACACTAAAAAATATATTGAGTTTGTCTATGGAGTGACAAGTGCTCCTAGTCAAGATTCTGATATTCTACAAGCGAGAATAAATGAACTTGTTGCAAATAAGGCAGATGTTTCACATCTTCTGACTGCTGCACTGGGGTTGACCGCTGAGTCTGGTGAGTTTACTGAGATAGTAAAGAAGATATTACTACAAGGTAAACCATATAATGAAGAGAATATCTTCCATATGAAGAGAGAATTGGGTGATATCTGTTGGTATATTGCACAGGCTTGTATGGCACTTGATACAACCTTTGATGAAATTATTGAAATGAATGTAGAAAAATTAGAGAAGAGGTATCCAGGCGGAAGTTTTGATGTACACCACTCTGAAAACAGAAAACAAGGTGATCTCTAGTATTTGTATACTAGGAGGTGGCACATCTGGATTTGTAACAGCTGCCATTCTCTCAGAGTATTTCAAGAACATAAAGATAAAGTGTGTATATTCTTCTAGTATTGGAAGAATAGGAGTAGGTGAATCAACTCAACTGGCAATCAACGATGTATTTCAGTTTCTTAGATTAAGAGACAAGGATTGGATGCCTAAATGCAATGCAACCTATAAAACTAATATAAAATTTGAAGGATGGTCTGATGCAGATTTCTTCTATCCCTTTGGGGATTTGACAGGAGATGATGTATCAGATTTTTTCATACTTACTCATCTATTTCCAGAGATAAAGTTCAATCAGTTTTCTAGGTTTCATAGATATCATTCTAGGTTTGCTGAATTAAATAGATTCACAAAAGATGGGTGGGATTT